GGATGATCTCAAGCATCTGGAAGTATTGTTCGTCATCCTCTTGAGCCGCAGCTTCGAGCATGGTCGTAAAAATACCGCCGATGTTTACGTCGGTCAGAGGTGTCGTTGAAATTAAACGAGAGACCATGCCGGGCAGGATCTCTTGAAAAACTCTTGGTTGAAATAAAGCCATCTTAACCTCTTATCCAGTATTAAGGGAGAGTGGGATCGGAACAGGCTGGGCGATCTTGTTAATCTTTACCAGCATATTTATGTTCGTGGTCCCACCGTCCTGAATCAACTCTATAAACGGAATCGACTCGATGCGCGGGTCCTGCTTCAAAGAAGTTAGGATTTGCGTTTCGAGATCGTTTAAAAATGAACTTGTAACTTTTCGGCCAATGCCAAGACTTGTCCCAACACCTGGATGTCTTTTTAAACTTCCTATCTCAAGCAAGAGTTTGGTCGCGATGGCTTGGCCGACATTTGTCAGACCGCCAACGACAGAGGCGTCTCCGATGTTTGAGATTGAGATGTCCCCGTCGGCGTTGAGCTGAAGATCGACCCCAAGGGCTCGCTCAACTTCTGACATCGTGTTTTGAATGTTGTAAATTTTATTTTGCTTAACGCTGGTGTCTGGCGAAGAAGATCGACTTGGCAATAAAATAGTATCGCCACGTTTTAAAACCCCAGGACTTGCCACATCGGCAATGTACGGGGGCTTCAGATTGTTGAGTATAATTATTTCTCTAAACTTATCGACATCTCCAAGCTCTCTTGCGGCTATGGTTTGCAGGTCATCGGTTCCAAGAATTGTTAATTGCTTAACAGAGTTTGGAGTCTCTAAAGATATTTTATCATTGAACGCCGTCGTTGCTCTTGACCCAGTGGCGAACACGCTCTCTTCAAAGAGGTCTCTCTGTGCTGTCAAAATCAAAAGAGCACCAGTGACCTTGGTCATTGCATTGAGAGCCGTGCTCTCTTGATATGTCGGCTTTCGACCAGTAGACGCTGTAAGAGTCGATTGCCGTCCAGAGAGGGCATTAAACCCAGAGCTTGATAGATTGATTCCAAAAGCATCGGCACAGTTGTTGTTGATTCGTTGGCACTCAGCATTTGTCGCATCAACAAAACGTCTGGTGATTCCATAGCGACCAAGGATTTGTTCTCCGCCGCCACGAATGGATTGGATGGCCAAGCTAATTTGGCGAAGCGGGTTTAACAAGGTGTCTTGAACGCTTCTCTCAACCCGAGCCACGATTCCGATTGCGCCGTTGATCACTCCGATTGCCGTATCCAGTGTGTCTTGGACTGTCTCTAAGGTCTTGTCGATGTCATTCAAAAATCCAAGACCCTTATTGTCAGGAATGTTTATGTCTGTCGCTACACCGATCGCCTTAAGGGCTATCGCATAGTCATAAAGAAACGGCCTTGAGGCCGATCTCTTCATCGAAAACTTTTGAGGCTCGACAAACAAAAACTCTTGGTCTTTGTAGTTTTTAAAGATCATCCTTATTTCGCCGTCGGTCCTTTGATCGACGCGCTTAGATTCAACGTACATCCTGAAATAAGATCGAAGCTCGTGGAACTCTTCAAAGCCGGATCGAGCACTTTTTGATCCAAGAAGAGGTTTGCCAGTCTTTTTGTTGACCCCACCCTCTTTTCTACCAGGAGATATTCCTGTCGTTCCTGAGATCATAATGTCTTTTAGAACTGTTCCATGATGCTCGACCACGACACCGCGAAGTGTGGGTGTGACTTCAATCGCAAAGATTTCATCCTGAGAGAGTTCTTGTGGATTTATTTGAAGTCTAAATTCTGTCCACTTGTCTGCCGCTTTAGTGGCACCGCCAGGCATAACCTTGACGACTTGGAACGAATATCCTCGACTCTGTTGCCATGACTTATCTGTATAATTCGGGACGTTCGTTACATTTTCAACACTGATCTTCGGCGCACCCTCTAATTTATCTGGATAGGCCAAACTGGACTCACCTCCACCAAAAGCATTGGTGAGGCTGGTCAAGTTTGAAAGCTGTTCTTGGATGTCACCGAAAAATCCCATACCGTCCTCTTCGGATTAGAGTTGTCTGACTAGGCGTCCCGATTCTGACACTTTGTAAGTGTTTGGAATAATTTGATCTAAAACCACATTTGGTGCCGAGATAGAGACGATGTTGGCCGTGATCACCGCCTGAGTCTTGCTCATAACTTTGACCGATTGGGCTGGGGCTAGACCTGTGACCGAGGCAAGTTTGATGGTCGTGGTCCCTGTGGCGTCAAAGCTAAAAATATGGATGTCGAAAGTGGCCAAATCCCGATTCATTGTGTTCGTGAGATTTGTGATCTGCTGATCAAATAGTGTAACCCCAAGGGCTGAATCGTAATAGGTCCTTAGCGTCCCGCCAGCTAGATTTAAACGAAGGTTCAAGTTATCAAAAAGATTAAAATAGTTCCCAGTGCCCGCATAGGTCCCATCTGGATTTTGCGTGGCAGACCCGAGAGCCGTGGTGATCTGAGAGATGCGTGTTGCGTACTCTGAGGGCCTCAAGGCGAGGTCTGCTTCAAGGGGAGGCAAGTTGGTCCCGAACCGCGATGTGCCCACGCCAATGGACGGGAAGGCTTGCCAAGTCGTGATCACTGTGATGTGCCCATCGACCTGAGATTTTGCTGCCGTGATCTGAGTGGCCTCTGTGCCCGTGGCATCATTAAGCAAGAGGGCCGATTTCTCAGCGTTTAGTCTGGTCTTCCAATCAGCAACAGCCGTGTCGATCAATGTCTTGATGCTGGCCATGTACGCTGATTCGCCAGGGTTTGCACCCACACCAGATTCTCTTTGCCCCAATGTAAAACCAGGATGGAAGTTTTTAGCCGTTGCACCCGAGAGTATCCCAGCCGTTCCCGCACTGGCCGAGATGATCGTCACATCAACATCGAGCCCAGCTACGGTCAAAACCGTTCCATAAAGATAGTTCGATCCAGAGATGAACAGGATCGTATGTCCGGGAGAGATCCCAGCCGCCGAGGTCAATGGGAATCCGGTCAATGGGACATAGGCACCCGTTGTCGTGGTTGAAGCCGCTCCGCTCGTGAACCCTGTTTTTAAAAGAGTGATATTGGGTGTTGCCCTATTGATTGCTTCACTCTCGGTCTGAGCCCAAACCGATGTTGGATTCCCGTTGTTTGAGGCGTCAAGTTTTGGTTGAAACTTTGTCCACATTGGACTCTTTGGAAAGTGGATCCCATCAAGAAGCTGCCCAGCTATCGGCACGTTTGCCAAGTTGTAGTCGGTGTAAGCTGTGCCCCCGAGATATTTAACCTCGGCATGATATTGCGTGATGATATTATTCCAGTTCGCCGTGTAGACCGCGTTCTGGTTATCTTGCGCTAAGACCTTCGCCTGATTTGTTATCGCTGCCGCTTTTGCGATGTTCGCTTTTGCGATTTCATTTGGAGCATCTAAAACTCCCTGAGTGAGGTCTTTAATTTGTGGGTCTGTGAAAGTTAAACTCATGCTGACGTTACCTTTGGCGAACCTTGTATGATTTGCGAGATAACTGGCGCACCAAGATTGCCTGTTCCAATCACCATATCTCCGAGTCTTGCCACTGGCGATCCACCGCCAGCAAGTGCGACAGTCTGACCGTCAACCATTGTTGATGATCCAGAATCACCGACGTTCGTTCCGCCTGTGCCCTTGACGACCGTTTGACCGTCTGACTTCATACTCGCCCCACCCTTACCAGAGATGTCGGCATTGCCATCGGCTGTGACCTTTGCATCGCCCTTGGCTGTGACGTTGGCGTTGCCATCTGTGGTTGTTGAGACCCCAGCACTGGCCATCGTGAATGTGTTTTTGTTTTTATCTGTGAGAGCGATGCCGTTCTTGTCCATGACGACAGTATTCGTGTTCGCAGTCAGTGTGATCTTTTTATCTTTTTTGGTCCAATAAGTTTTGCAATCTGGATCTGCCAAAACTTCAATGTCACCAGTCGCTCCGTAAAGAGTGATCTTGGCACCGACAGCGTCTTGGTTCTTGATTTTACCCTCAACATCTTTGCGACCAACTTGTTTGATCACATAGTTTGAATTTTTATCAGTTGAGATTTCGACACCATTGAACTCTTCAACATCCACGAGGCCGTCATCTTTTTTGAGCTTCTTGTAGGCTCTGGAATGGTTATCCCCGCCGACGATCAGTGGGACATCCCCATTGCCTTCAATAAACATAACAAAGATGTGCTCGCCGTCGAGATTCTCGTTGAACTGGTGGACATCAACTTGGCCTGTGAAGGATTTCTCAATCCCCTTTCTCACACGCTCTTGATAGTTATAAACCCCGCCAGCCTCTCTGAGGTTGATCGCGTTTGGATATTCTTGACCACGAACCCTGATCACATATTCCATCCGGTTTTTTGTGATGTTGTCTTTCTCGTCTGGATAGATGCTTCTGACCA